CCGTGCCTTGCCGTTGGCGACACGCCTCGATGGTTCGCTGCGCCTCGCCGCTGATCCACACCTGCGTGTCACCGCAACACTGAACCCGGCACGCCCATCCGTGCAAGAAGTGCGTCACGCCGTCAACGACGGTCAAGCACGACAGATGTCAATTGGCTTCTCGGTGCCAGAGAAGCGTGACGAATGGTCAGGCGACTTCTCGACGCGTGTTATCCGCGAGGTGAACCTTGCAGAGACATCAATCGTGTGGCGTGGGGCATCGCCAACAACGTCAGGTTCGATGCGTTCGTACAACGAACTGCTGCGCTCACTGAACGACGCCAGCCTCACTCGCGACGAGTACCGCCGGATCGCTGCGCACATGCAGCACCGCTTCGCTGACTTGTTCGACAACATGGTCGAGGATCGTCTGCGTGACGAACTTGCCGAGCTGCTCGGCCTCGAGGGCATGTCAATGGACGGCGAAGGCCCATCGGTGTGCGTTGTCGATCACACCGACAACGTCGTCATCTACTGCTGCTACGGCACCGGCGACGACGACATGTACCAGCTGAGCTACGAAGCCGACGCTGACGGCAACATCACGTTGTCGAGCGACGCACCAATCGTGGTGCAACCCGTCACGTCATACGTGCCGGAGCCACCTGAGACAGGCGACATGGCGATGCGTTCGGACATCACCGAACGTGATCGTGATTCGTTCGCCCGTCTTGATCTGTTGATCGCCGACAAGCCGCGTTTGCTGCTCGTCTAAATCAACACAACAGCCACGCCGCACGCCGCGCAAGCACCTGCACCTGGCACCTAGCAAACAACCCCTTCGGGCAATAGCCCACAAACTTTGAAAGTAGGTGTCATGGACATCAGAAGCCACGTTGTCAAACTCAATGAACAACGCATCAACGTCATCGAACAGATCCGCAGTGAGCTGATCGCCACCCAAGGTCGTGACCGTTCCGTTGAGGAATCGGCCAAGATCGAGCGCATGGAGGCTGACTGCCTTCGCATCAAGAACGAGATCGACGAGTTCGTCGCTATCGAGACTCGCGCCGTCGAGGCAGCCCAGCTGCGTCAGGCACAAGAGTCAGTCTTTGGTGCAATGACGGCCAACTACTCGACACCAATCCAGCCAGTCGACGAGCTGCGCGCATTCCTGCGTGGCAACGGCGGGCAGATCTCGGCCAATGGTGGCCGCTTCATGGAGATCGACATTCAGGCTGCGAAGCGTGAAATGGACATCATCCGCATGGGTGGCGGCGCAAACGAACTGCGTGCGCTGGCATGGGACACCGGTTCGTCCGGTTCGCTCGTTCCAACCACGTTGGCACGCACCCTGTACCAGATCTTGGAAGCCTCGATCAGCGTCTACCGCATGGGCACCACCAAGGTCAGCACCGGCTCGGGCGAGAACTTGGTGTTCCCCAAGCTCACCACCCACGCCGTTGCCACTCAGGTGTCCGGTCAGGGCACAGCGTTGGCCGGTTCGGACCCAGTGTTCGCCAAGGTCACCCTTGGTGCCTTCAAGTACGGCGAGCTCGTTCGTGTTGCGAACGAAGTCTTGGCCGACTCGGGCATCGACCTTGGGCCACTACTTGGTACAGACATGGGCCGTGCGCTCGCAAGATCGGTGCCGACATCACAACCGGCACCGGCTCGGGCCAGCCAACAGGCATCATGACCGCCATCGTTGGTGCAGGCACCATCGCAACTGGTGGATCGCTGATCACGCCAACCGTTGAGAAGTTGCTGGACCTCAAGTACAGCGTCAACGACATGTACCGCCAGGACCCTTCCTGCGCATGGCTGATGAACGACTCAACCGCAGGCACCATCGCCAAGCTCCGTGACGGCGGTGGCGGCACGGTGGGTGCGTTCCTCTGGCGTCCATCACTCACAGCGGGCCTTGCCCAGGGCACACCGGATTTTCTCTTCGACAAGCCGGTCTACATCGACACCAACGTTGCAGCGCAAGGCTCCAACGCCAAGTCGGTGTGGTTCGGCGCAGCGTCGGCGTTCTACATCCGCACCGTCGGCAACCCGATCATCGAAACCGATGGCTCGCGGTTCTTCGACACGGATGAAGTCGGGTTCCGTGCCAAGTGGCGTGTCGACTCCAACTACGTCGACCTCACGGCCGCCAACGTCATCAAGCAGAGCGTCTAACTCTCTGCTGCTTTCCTCCGGCGAGGACGATCCACGGCACCTTCGGGTGCCGTGGACTTCGCCGGATCGTATACCCAAACCCCAATCCCGCCGGAGGCCCTTTTATGCCAGTTCACCATGTCCCGCGCGCGTCCTTGGACGAAGCGCTTCGAGAACTCACCCGCACCGGTGAGCAAGTCGTGTCGATCATCCTCGACGCCGACGACCGCTACGAAGTCACCACCCGTTTCGCTGTCGCTGCTGAGCGCACCGAGACGAGGCCCGCATGAAGTTCATCATCTTCTCCAACAGTCCAACCGCGTCGACCGGTTATGGCGTCCAAGTCGCGCAACTTGCAACACGTTTGACCCGTGAGGGCCATCAAGTGGCGGTTGCGTGTACTTGGGGCCATCAGCAAGGTGTCAAGGATTGGCCGACACCGTACGGCCCGGTGCGCCTCTACCCGTCAGGGATGCTCGAGAACTCAATCGACATCTTCGCCGCTCACGCCGATCACTTCTTTGAAGGTGACCGTGACGCTGGCTGGGTGATTGTCCTCAACGACGTGTGGGCGTTCTCGTCTGCCATGTTGCAGCTCGACACCTTCAAGGTGTTGGCATGGACTCCCGTCGACCACTGGCCGGCACCTGAAGGCGTGCTGCGCTGGTTCCACAAGACAGGCGCTCGCCCTATTGCGATGTCACGCTTCGGCGAAGACATGCTGTTCGAGGCTGGCCTTGATCCTTGGTACGCACCCCTGGCGTTTGAGTCAAGCGACTACAAGCCAACACAGATGGTGTCAGCGGGCGGCGAAACCATGCCGGGCCGTGACATGTTCAAGATCCCAACCAACGCCTTTGTGGTGCTGATGGTTGGCATGAACAAAGACCCACAGGACCGCAAAGGTTTCGACCAGGCGTTTCGTGCGTTCGGCCGGTTCTGGAAGGAACACAAAGACGCCGTCTTGGTTGTTCACTCCGATCGTTTCGGTATTGCGTCCGGCATCAACCTTGAAGAACTCTCCCGCCACGCAGCGGTGCCACCGCACGCCCTTATCTTCACCGACGCATATGCGCACCGCATCGGCTTCACCCCAGAGATGATGGCCGGGCTGTACACCGCAGCAGACGTCCTGCTCGCCCCATCAAAGGGCGAAGGGTTCTGCGTGCCAATGGTCGAAGCTCAAGCATGTGGCACGCCTGTCATTGCGTCGGACTTCACGGCGCAGACAGAGTTGATTGGCGAAGGCTGGCTCGTCTCAGGGCAGTTGCAGTTCGACGCACCACAGGCTGCGTCATACCTGACACCGTCAATCAACGAGATATTCACCCGGCTGCTGGAGTGCTACGACTCCGACTTGCTGATGAAGTCAATGAAGTCGACATTGTTCGCCGCTCAATACGACGCCGACACCGTGTTCGAGACGTACTGGAAGCCGATCCTGTCACGCCTCGAGCCGCAGCCACCAGAGGCCGACAAGATGCTGATGAACCGCTGCGACGTCATCGTGCCACTGGTACGCAAGGCCAACCGCAAGCGGCTCACCAAGTCGCTCAAGGCCACCGGCTCGTTCCAGATGATTGAAGGCGTCGACGGGCTCACCTACGCAGAGAACGTCAACAAGTGTGTGGCGTCGTCCACTGCTGATTGGGTGATCATTGTCGGCGACGACTGTGAGTTCACACCGGGCTGGTTCGAGGCGGCACAGAAACTGTCGGATCGTTACGACGTGATCGGCACCAACGATTCCGAAGCTGGCCGGGTGCGCAACCCAGCCGTCGCCAACGGTTCGCACGCTGATCACTTCCTGATCAGGCGCAGCTACATCGACGACGAAGGTTCAACCCTCGACGGCCCTGGCATCACGGCGTCCACGGCCTATGGCCACTGGTACACCGATAAGGAAATCATCGAGCTGGCAAAGGCCCGTGGCGTCTTCGCCCCTTGCCTTGACGCTGTCGTGGTTCACCATCATCCCGGCTACGACGGCAACGAAGGCGCACGCGCCAGCGACCCGGTGTACGCCAAGGCTGTCGACACCGCTGAAGCTGATCGCAAGACGTGGCTCTCAAGGGTGCCGCTGATCCAAGCACTGCGGGTGACGCAATGAGCCGCCCTAAGGTGATTGATTCGTTCCCGTTCAACAATGAACTGGACATGCTTGAATGCCGCCTCACGGAGCTGTACGACGCCG